CATTTACAATCTTAGAAATATTTGTAACTTTGTTATCAATATTATTTGATTGATTGGTAGTTAAACCACTAAGAATTTCACTAAACTTTTCTACTAAACTATTAAATGTACTAGAAATATTTGTAACTTTGTTATCAATATTATTTGATTGATTGGTAGAGTACCCCTCAGAAAAGTTGTTTGAGACCTCTTGTAACATTCCCATACTTTGCCCATGATCATAAACTCTATCACCTCTGTTTAATTTAACAAGCTCCGCGCCTTTTTCCCCTACTAATTTCCAACCAGAACTAGCAATATTTCCACCTTTAGCATGACCTGGTATAGTAATCACAGGTTGTTGTTGTAAACTCCAATAAGCATTATTAGCGGTTATTGTTGCCCAAAACGCCGATAGTGCGTTGCCAAATTCAATTGAGTTTTGAACATACGAGTTAAAATCTAGAGTAAAAGCAGCTTTAGTCGTCTCTACCATCTCATTAATAATGACTATAAACTGGCGGGCTAAAGTGATCACGTCTGCAAGGTTTCTTTCAAATCCCGCAAACAGCTTTCCAGCAGACAAAGCAGGGATTTCTTCCTTAAACAATTTACTAAGCGCATCTCTGATCAGGGGAATTTCTCTGATCAATGTATCTTTTAAATTAATAAAAGAAGTTGTAACTAGCGGCCAATCTTTCTCCCATTGAGTTTTAGCATCCCCAGAGACTTTTATAAAGCTGTCGATCCAGGTTCCAAAGTTAGGGTAATTGGTTTCAATCCAAGTTTTCAGATTGCCAGCCATTGTTATTAAATTTGGAGAAATATTTCCCCATAGACTAGACGCCCAAGTAGTCAACCCTGTCCAGGTAGTTTTAATGCTGTCTGTTAATTTTTTGTTCTTAGTTTCATCTGTAAACCAGGAAGTCAAAGAACCCCAAAAAGAAGTTAAATAAGGATTCATCCCACCCCAAATACTACTTGCCCATTGGGTAACAAAATTCCAAGTTGTAGTAATCCCATTCCAGAGACTAGCACGTTTAGTTGGTTCAATAAACCAACTAACTAGATAATTCCAGAAAGTTGTAAGATAAGGATTCACCCAATCCCATAACTTACCCGCCCAGGTTGTAATCCAATTCCAAGTTGTAGTAATCCCATTCCAGATTGCAGATGCGAAGGAGCTACTAGTCACCCAAGCATACAATTTATTACCAACTGAAGAAAGAAAGGGTGAAATCGTATCCCATAATTTACCCGCCCAGTCACTTACGAAAGTCCAGGTTGCTACCAAACCATTATATAACTTTTGCTGTTTTGTAGGATTAGTAAACCAGGAAGTCAAATACCCGAATAAACTACCCAATTTTGGATTCACCCAATCCCATAATTTACCCGCCCAATCACTAACAAAAGTCCAAGTAGCCGCTAGAGCATTAAACAAAGAGTTGGATTTTTGTGTATCAGTAAACCAACTTATCAAATAGTCAAAGAAACTTCCTAAAGCAGGAAAAACTTGTTCAACGAAAAAAGTACCAATGGAGCTTAACCCACTCCAAACTAATGACCAAAGTTTTGACCAATTGATTGATTGAACATATGTAGCAATAGAAGTAAGTCCCCTTATGATTTCAGTCCAAACACCCGCCCAATCAATCGATAATAGAAATTTACTAAGAGCATCCCAAACCCAAATTACAGCCGCTTTGATTGTAGGCCAAAATTCCTCTTTAATGACTGTCAAAAATCCGCTAAAAGCTTGTGCTATCGATCTAAGTACGGCTCCAAAAATATCACTAAAACCCAAGTTTTTCATGGTTGATAATTGGGAAAATAACCCACCTAAAGCTTCTCGAAACGGTCGTACTAACTTAGCTAAGATACTACCTAAGCCCGTAAAAAGACTCCCTAGCTTTTTAAGTGTTGATTGAATCCCCTCACCTGACAGATAAGTGAATATCTGTTTAGATGCCAAAATAACTCTAGTGATCATCTGAAAAGCTTTAGGAGCAGTGTACAACCAGTAATTTAGATTCTTACCACCCGATTGTATATCTTTGAAAATACTTTTTACACCTGTAGTAAATTGTTGTAGTGACATATCTCCGAACATGTAAAACTTTTGATTCCCTATCTTATTGAAGGATCGATAAAAATCATCAAATACTCCTGTCAAGATTTTGAAACCTTTATTAGCAAGATTGTATATAAAATCCCCAATAGGTTTCATAAAGCCCATGATTGATTTGATTTTTTTAGGGATTACATCAAATACACTAAGGAAGCTTTTTTCATCTAATGACTTGCCAAATAAACCACTAAATAGATTGATTCCAGATCCAACAAGCTCAAGTAGTTTGCCTTTTATCTTTGCTACAAAATTCGATGCCCTCTGTGAACCAGCTACAACAGTAGCAAAAAATGCTTTGAATTTGTCAGACTGCATGATTTGAAGCATTTTCTCTAACCCACGTTTGGCATTCTCAAACCAAGGTTTTGTTACTTGAGCAGCTAGAGATCGAACAACGTCATTAAAATTAGAATTCAAACCAGTAAAAGATCTCGACTGTTTTTCCATTAACCCGCCAAATCTTTCGTCTAGTCCTTTCAAGATGCCAGAAATTGCTATATCTGCTTTTATGGCGCCCTTTTCAGACAGCTTCATAACTTCAGGAATCGTTACGCCAATGCTCTTAGCTAAAATTTCCCATGCAGGAATTCCAGCCTCTGTAAGTTGCATCATTTCTTGAGCTTGTATTTTACCTTTAGCTCTGATTTGACCAAGTGCGATGGTAATTCGATTTAGAAGTTCAGGTGACCCTCCAAGACCTGCTGTAGCATTACCAATCGATGTAAGCATTGGTATAATCTTCCCAGTTTCAAAACCAAATGCTTTTAATTTCTGAGAAGTAGTAATCAAACCAGGAAGTTCAAACGGAGTTCTTTCTGCAAAGCTTCTAAGATCGTTCAAAAGCGCTTTTGCTTTGTCAACCCCGCCCAACATGGTATCGAAAGCCAGTGTAGAATTTTCCTCTAGGCTATTGAAGCCCATACCTGTTTTCATAAGTTCCGATCCATAACTGATCAGACTTTGTACTCCAGTAGCAGCAAGACTACCAATGCCTACAGACAGAGCAGTAGTCAAGATGTTTGCAGACTTAGCAGTTGCTTGAATATTAGATTGTACTTGTTGCATACCACGTTGAAAGCCGGTTACGTTTGAACCAACTTCAACAAACAGTTTTGCGATAGGAGCCATGTATTAACCTGACTTTGAACTTTGCTGATGTAATCTAGTTTTGACTAAAGTGTATTGGTTGTAAACTTCTAACTCACACTGTGTTAAGGGAGTGACTAAACCATTTAATAAAGTGCCTACAGACATTGATCTCTCCTCTGCTAATTGGAATAAAAGAAAATTGTCTGTAGGCGTAACTTGTGATGTATTAGGTTTTATAGCCGTTAGCCACTCCCAGATTAGTTTGGGGAATTGGTATCTTGTGTATCATTCAATCCTGACAATTCACTAATACGTTTGGAGATATTCATGATGATGCCTGGAATAGCACTTTCTAGAGCTTCTAGATCAGATTTATCTAATTTGGGTTCTACCATGCCGTATAACAATGTAGCTGTAGCAGCACCTATGTCATCCGTTTTATAGTCGTTTGCAATTGTTTTTAACTCTTTTACAGTCAAAGATCGTAGCATTACATTCCCTACATTGGGAATACTAAACTCTACATTATCACCACAAATCCCTGCTAAAAAGTCTTTTTTATTCAACATTAGTTTTATCCTTATGTGTACGTAATCAAACCTTTTGCTTGAAAATTGAAGCTGATTTCGCCTTTACCCTTTGCGCTTACTCCAGTTGTCATTCCCGTGACTAAAGCACTACCAATTGTCCAAAAACGAGATCCGTCCTCATACAGTGTTAAAGAGCAATAGTCAGCAACCGCTAACATTCTATTTCTTCCTACGTTTTGACCACCTCCACCTCCATCGGTGGCCTGACCACTTATTGATCCTGTGGCAGTTCTAACGGAGGGGATTATCGCATCCCAAACATTTTCAAATGCAGTAATTTCAACAGGTGGCATACTTATATCAAAACTCCACTCTGAAACAGGAATAACGACACCTCCTAGAAGAACACTACCGGCAGTACCTGAAAAAGCTGCCATTTAGTTACCTCCCTTAGTTATTGAAACTTAGTTATAGGTAACAGCACCAGAGGCCTGAAAATTAAAGCTAGTCTCACCCTTACCTTTGACACTCAAACCATTGGTAATTCCTGTGATATAAGCAGTACCAACCAACCAATATTTTGTTCCATTCTCATACAAGCGTAAAATAATTGCTGACCCACCAAGAAAACTATTTACTAACGCTGTTTGCCCAGTGTCTGCCTGTTCTCTATTCCCACTAAATGAACCTGTAGCATTACGAACACTCGGGATAAAAGAATCCCAAACTTCTCCAAAAGAGGTAGTCTCAACCGGAGACATACTACCGTCTAGGCTCCACTCTGATATAGAAGTGGCTAAAATAGTTCCACCCGTGTGACAAGTTACTGACCCTGCTGTACCTGAAAAAGCTGCCATTTAAAAACTCCTTATAAAAATTATGTTTGCCAAATTTCAAGATTATACAATCCTCCAACGTTCCAAAAGTGGAACTGATCTTCATATTGAACTAAACTTTCACGTCGAATTTTGATAACTGAATACCCTGGTATTGTTAAAGACACATCTTGCAAAATGTCATGAATTGAACTATACAAAACAATCGCTTGCTCTGGAAAGTTTTTATCAGAAATTACCTTTACAAAGTAATCTCCCTGTACACCTTTTTTACTAAAAACATAATCATCATTTGCATTAACAAATGAAATAATACAAAATGGAGGTGTACCTGATTGGGGTGCTTTTTGATAATACGTAGTCACTGTACCTGCTGTAGAAATCTTGTTATACAAAGCACTACCAAGCATTAGAAGGTCATTCAATTTTAGTTATTCCTTTATAATGTTCCTCTAGCTGTCTTTCGACTTCTCTTAATGCTGGAATCAAAAAAGGTTGTGCTTGCATTTTTATAGTGCCTAATTCTTGATCAATTGCGTATTCTACACCTGCACCCACATAGGCAGATAAATCATTTGGTTCTGGTAATACTTCTGTTGCTTCTGCTGGAACTGGATTATGATCCTTGAATCTAGTGTAAATTTCGGATCGTAATGCTCCTGTGTCAACAGGCGCTTTTATCTTAGCTAAGGCCTCTACTTGAAAGGCGACTGAAGCGATTGCTTGGCGTGCGTTACCAAGAATGTTTTTGATTAATCGATTTAAACGTGTGGTATCAGTAGTTACTCTTGTCATTTTTATTCAAAATAGCTTTTGATAAGGGGTAATATCATAAGTTATTATCCCAATTCTGTCTCTGATATTTCTGCTGATTTAGGATAATTTATTACATTCCACCAAGTTTTAAGACTTAGCTTGATCTTGGGGTCATTTTCTTGGTAACTAACCGGATATTCAAAAATCTTAGCACCTAACTGATTAGCTCTACCTAACAATTCAACTTGGTAATTCTCTGTGTACTGAAACTGTCTTAAACTCTGTAGTAGTTCTGTTCGGTAGAGTCTTAGACTACTAAACCAATCCAAATGATAAGTATTTAGACTCAAGCTTAGGTTTGCCAGTTTGAGGATTACTTTTTGAAACCAAGTATCTGTATATTTAGAAAACGGAAGAAATCTTGATCCTACAACTAAATCGTAGTCATACATTAAAGAAAGCATAGAAAACAACTGATTAGGGTCATAGCCTTGACTTGCGTCTATTGTAGCTATATAATCGATTTGAGTACCTTGAGCATAATCTACAGATTTATAGAACTCTTTCGGAGTATTGCCTTTACACGTCAAAGAAAATAACCCATTAAAAGAAAAGAAGTCTACTAATGTGTTTTTACTTTCGGAGTTTAGGATAATGACGCAAGTATTAAGATACAGATCAGATGAAGTTAATATGTTCTGTTTTTGCATTTAACACCTTATCTAATGTCTGATTAGCCAAATGGCCTCTACACATAACCCTACACTGATCATTCACCTGACAAGAATAACCCACAGTATCCCAAATTTCCCTAAATGACTGTTGGGATAAGTCTCCCATTAAAGCATCTGGAAAACCCCTTTTGTTTACACATCTCCACATCTTACCATTGGGAGTAATCACAGTTTGCATACTTGACCAATGACAAGTCTGGTAATCGTGCCCTTGCCAGCTTAAGTAATATTCAAACCTGGATTTGTCATAAATTATAAATTCGTCTTGTATTTCTGGGAGTTCTGTAATCCAACTAGGTTGAACTTTTAATTTTGAGGGATTGTTAAGATCGTAATCGATTACAGGTCTAAATTGAATGTAATCAGGCTGTAAAGCTCTACCTAACTCTATCATCTCATTAATCTTAGTGTAGTTGTATTCATGCAGTAGAAATCCCACTCCAACAGTACAAGTCCCCTCTGCATCCCCTAGATTAACAATACCCTCTAACACATTTTTAAAGCGATTAACCCCTTTACTTTGCTTAAAATCTTCTGCTGTGCATTCATCAAGACTAACATACACAAAAATAAGTTTTTGTTTTAGCAAAGCAGCTAATTCTTTAGTCACATGACCGCCATGTGTATACATCCCCTGATCAAGCCCTAAGTCGCTAGTAAACTCAATAATCTCTTTGAACATAGGGTGGAGAGTTGGCTCTCCTCCTCCAGTCCAAGTTACTGATTTAACACCTGCTGTGCGAAGTTGATTCAAGACTTGTTTTAGAAGTTCAAAGTCAAACAAGTCTCCTGTATCAATATAACCCTCTGGTTTGTCTGATCCTGCTAACAAACCCTTTGTATGAGTATAAGCAAAATGGCACCAACTACACCCATGACTACATCTATTAGAGAGGTCAATCTCAACATTTACAGGAGCATTGGTTTTACCCTTGACTTTCAAATCAAACAGACTATTGATGTGATATAAAACTTTGTGCTTTGGGTCTATAATCATTTTAACCTCTCATCTATAGGCGTGGAATATTGCTCTACTATTGGCAAATGTATTTTTACCCGTTATGTGTGTAAAACCTACATCTTTTAACATCGCTTCTACACATAGCATGTTAGGTACAAACCAATTAGAGCTATCGTTATTTAGTGCTGAATCGGGATAAAACCGCATAAGAGGAATATTATTGTTTATGTTAGGTTCTATTTCGGTTTCAAGAATCAGTAAATCATGAGCTAAAGAAGCGGCTTTTTCTAGAGCTAGTAGTGGGTGCCTCATGTGATACAAAACACCAAAAAACAAAACTATATCAAATGTACCAAACTTATCTACAGATAAATCCAGGACTTCACAAGTATGATCAATAACTTTAGACTCTAGAGTCTTATGGGCTAGATTAAAGCCCCTTTTTCCCGAGTAACCTATAGCTTTGGCATTATCATCATTCCAAACAAAAGAATCGACGGCGATTACTTTACTAGCATTACGTTTTTCTAATTCAAATGACCAATACCCATCCCATGTACAAATATCAATTGCTGTTTTATCTGTTAAATCCAAAGGCAATTCTAGATAAGGTAACACCGTGTAACGTGGGTACGTAGTTCCTTCAGTAATTAAATCGTCTGCGAGAGGGATACCTCCATGCCACCATTTGATCATAGATGCTTCAGTTTTTAGGTTCATCAAAATGCTTTCTGAAAAAGTATTCCATATTATGTACTTCAGACTGCCAGTAATCGTTGACTAAAGTAAATCTTTGTTTCTGATCCAAATGCTTAAAAGGGAAAGTGGGGTTGAAAACCAGATCCCATTTAGACTTTAAAATGGTTGTAGAAATATCTACATCTTCCCAAGATGAAATCTTATAATTTTCATCCCACCCACCAATATCTTCCCAAATTTCTTTAGGAAAAACAAGACACCAGCCCATTAACCAAGCGAGATTTTTTGGTTCTTTGGCCTGAATTAGTTCAATACCAAGTACCCCATAGGGCTTTAATAAATGATCGAATTTGCCTGTACATAAAACATCGTTTGATAAAACTATATAATAATCAGCTTCTACTTTTGAATAAGCATAATTAATTGCCGCAGAGTAACAAATGCGGGATGTACGATAAACAATGTCTAAATCAGGATAAGGAGTTTTACTTGCATTGTCGATTACTACAATAGCACAGTCAGGTTGGTATTTCTGAATTGATTTAACTAAGGGTAATGTATACCCCACCCAACCATCAATTCCAATAATTAAAGCTGCTACTTTCATACTGGTTTGATCTTTCCTAGTCTAGGAGTTTGAGTAATTATTACTTGTTGAGGATATATCTTAGAGTGCAAACCCTCAAACAATGGTTTCCAATACTCCTCTACAAGCGTATCCCAATTAAATTCAGAGTGAATTTGGTTACTTGCGGCTATTCCCTCATCAAAGTCTCTCACCTTGCCTAAAGACAACCAAGTCGCATAATTATCGTCTAGAGAGTCTCTGATTGCAACATGATCAGGCCAAGCTTGCCATGCGTCCATTGGTGTCCAAATCATATCTCTAGGTTCTGTAATTGTTCCATATCTAATTAATTCAGGCATTGAAGAAAAGTTTGTAGTCACCACAGGACAACCGCAAGCTTGAGCTTCAATGCTAGGAATTCCAAAACCTTCTGCCATACTTGCATGCATCATAATATTTGCTGAATTATAAATAAAAGCTAGATATTCCGATGGAAATCCGGTGAAATACTCGTATCGGTCTGGAAACATGACCTTATGAAGAATTCCTAAACTATCGCAAAGTTTATGCAGATCCAACCCCTGATACAGGGGAGTAGGTTCAGTATGAAGATACAATCTAGCGTCTGGTTTGTCTTTAGCAAAAGCAGCCCAACCCCGTAATTGTTGCTGAAATGCTTTTCGATCAGGATACCCCTTATTGGCAGCTACCATGATAGTCAAATGCCCTGTATGTTTCAAATACTGCTGTTTAAAGCGTTCTACATCCTCCAAAGGTAGAATCTTAAAAACACCCGGTTCAATCCCATGCGGTATATACTGATTCTTTACTCCAGCATTGTTTAATTTGGTATGCCCATCTTTGGAATATGTAAGAGGCAAGTAAGCATCCGAAATCCCTGCTAATACCCGTTCAGGTACAGGAGAATGATCAATTGGCAGCCAGGGGAGCCATAAAGCGGGAGAAACCTTTTTACCAATATCTTGGAGTACCCAAGCATCAATCAAGGTAATAACCACACTGGCCTTAAAAGCTCTAGTATGTGACTGAATTATGTCATTACCATAAGGATCGACTCCAGCAGGAAAAATCGTAAATCCTTCAACGTTGTGCATCCCGCCCTGTAAACCGTACCACGCAAATTGAGCTACATTCTCACGACCGTTGACAGTCTCCAAATTTGCCATTCTAGGCAGTAAACTTCTACCCTGTACGCCATAACCAGAACTAGCCCAGAATGCATTTGAACTATACAAAATCCTCAAATTATTCATTATCTATTTCCCTTTGATTATTGTGTTACGTAACTTAGATATACCCGATACAGATTAGGTTCTTCTTTTTCTTTTTCTCCTGTTGGAGATCCTAAAAGAGTAGAAGTTGGTGTAGAAGTTGGTGAAGGAGTAGGTATGGGAGTTGGGGTTTTAGTAACTACTTGGGTTGGTGTATCGGTTGGTAATTGAGTTGGTGTATCGGTTGGTAATTGAGTTGGGGTTTTAGTTGAAGAAGGTGTAAAAATTGGTCTAGGAGGTTCCGGACTAGGTGTTATGTTTGAGGGGATACTTTTTGCTAATAGAGTTTCCTTACCAGCCGCATCAAAGAGATTACATTGCCAATCTGCTACTTGGGGTTCAGGGAATGCAGAGAACCAATAAATGTTCAAAATCTTTGGGTTTCTATAATTTAACAAAAAGTTAAAAAGCTGATTACCTCCACTCACAGAGCATGTTTCTGTTATGAGTGTGGGTAAACTACCAAAAGATTTAACATTCCAGAAATCCCAATAATTCCAGAAAGCTACCCAAGATTTAGGTTCATCATCTGCAATATAAATGTGTACATGCCAGTAATCAGGTTTAAACTTGGCAAGTCTTACAAACTCATTTAGCCAATCGATACTTTCTTCTCTTACCATATTTCCACAGCAAGCAATTTTAGCAGTAGGGTCAAGATTCTTGATTAGAGTAAAAGCTTTATCAAAGTAAAAAGCAGCAGATGCAGGGGTCGTGTTAGATTGATCTAGTCCTTCAGGCTCATTATACAAAAGCCAAGTGCGTCCAGGATACTTTGCAGCATAGTCACTTGCTTGTTTTATACTCGCTTCGTTCAATTTCCAAAGCATAGGGGTGAATCTAGGGTCTTGTAAATTTTGTTCATCGTAAATTCCCCAATTTAACCAACATGTAGGATTCAAGGCTAAAGCTAAATCCTGATACGTTCCTGGGTATTTACCAGGGTCGTTCACTGCAAGGCATAAGCTTAATATTGTAGCAGCAAGAAACATTTTGATCCTTTCTAGAGTCTAGCCGAACCATTATAATTTCTAGCTTCTAATCGTAAATTAGTAAGCCAAGTTTGAGCTAGAGGTACAAAAGTAATCTCATAAGTAATACCACTAATGCCAATCAAATCTTTGACGGTTACAGAGGTGTTATAAGGTAGAGAAATATAAAATTCTCCCATTGACAACTCTTGATTACCGCTTGATTTTTCATCTACATTTCTTGATAGAGGCCAGATATCACAAGCGATGTTTGTAGATGTAGCTGTATAACTTTCTGTAGTATTACCCAAAGCTCCAGCGGTATAGGTAATTGCATAGATAGTTGCTAAACTATCCATTGCTGTTTCCTCAGTAGAACGCATGAAAACAAGATCGGCAGCACTAATGAGACTCATACATATCTCCTCTATCAATATTATGCTGAATCCCACGTGCTTGATTAAGAAATTGTTTAGCCATTTGGTTACAGTGGCTAATAACTTGGGACTTCTTAAAGCTTCTTCCTTCTACTTGGAAATCAAAGTTGTTAGCATAGTAACCCGCTTTTTCATTCCACCCAGTAGCTACAGCTTGATAAAAGTTGAAGCTTCTACCTGTCAGATAATAAGCAGTGCCAAGCGTGTTATTTGTAAAGGTAAACTTACCATTAACAAAGTCTGATGTGTATGCAGTTGTAGTTGTACCACCGGAATTATAAACTCTTACAGTATTTGTTGCAGTACCTTCTAACCAAGTTTGAGGAACAGAAGCGTCTTTATACTGAACAGTACCAGTTAGATAATAGGTTTGATATTGTAAGGTCTGTTGTGTGAAGTAAAAAGAACTTGAATCTAAAATTTGCTGTATACGATCATCAGAAAAAATGACTGTACCTGATTCTTGTACATTACTTCTAAATTGTGATACTAAATCAGTCATTCCAGAGCGTATAGCCATTTTTATTCCTTGAGTTACAGGCGTGAACAACAGAGAATGGCAAAGTTCAACGATTTTACTAATTTGATACTATTGTATCAATTAACTTTTTTGACTTGTTTTTTGGTTAGTTTTTTAGACTAGTAAAACAATTATTGACCAATACGATAATTTATCTGAACCACACCGGCAGTAAACGTGCCAGTGCCTTCTTCATTATAGCGAAGATACACCACTTGATTAGCTGTTACTGTGCCATTGGAGATTGTAAAGTCCTTAGGAGTCAAGGCAGACCAACCAATTGTTCCACCAATTGTTCCACCAATAGCTGTTACACCAGTTCCGGCAGTACCACCATTGTATAAAGCTACATCAAAGTAGTTTGCTGTGCCGCCTGCTAAAGCATTATTCAGAGTAACCGAAGCAGAATCAATTTTGAGTGTCTTAGAAGCTTTGAAGAGAAAAATATCATCATCCGCAGCAGGATCATAGTTAAGAGGAATTAAAAGAGTTTGAAGTTGATAAGAACCGAACATGTATAAAATCCTTTATGAAAGATCTAAACCTCCTTTATTAACGTTTGAAAAAGGCATTACGGAGTGGCCGCATCTGCGGTATATTTGACACCATAAGTTGGTCGTTTGCCTAAACCATACGCATAACCGGCAATCATATTAAGTTCCCATGCCCGTAATGACGCATCCCGTTCAGGCTCCATTGTTGGAGCAATTCTTGAATCGAAGGCCAAAGCAGATTGCGTAAAAATACCTGAAATAGCATCATCACTTGCATCAACACTAATGTTTGCAGAAGTATACCAAGTCACCCCTAGCCAGTTACCTACAAAATAGTCACGTAAAGCTGCATTAGCAACTTCACCCAACAGTGCTTGATTACTAGCCGGTTGACCTAACAATACCCAAATATCATGCCAATGATACGGATGCAACACGACGTTGATTTGTCCATCTTGAGTTGCAAAGCGAGTACGCAGCAAACTAACCCCTGCTGCTACAGAAGCTAGAGTAGCAGCATTACCAGCCCCTGTACCTTTATCTGTGGAAAAGCTAGAGAACAAACCTACTAGATCAGTATCAATCTTAGTAGCAATACTTGCACCCATCTCCTGTGATGCATCCTGCATAGCCCCATCGGGATCATTCATAACATCGATATCAGTCAACACAACCTGAACCATTTTTTCACCTGGAGTCAACGTGCCAACTTCTGTCAAACCAAATGTCTGAGCATTGTTGTAGTCCACGCCTTCTGTAACAGCTTCAGCAGATAACTGAGGTCGTGTCTTAAGATGGCGGGTGTAAAAGTTGTTAGCGCTGTAGTTACTAACCAGTTGTACCATCAGGTTCATTTCACGAGCTACAAAGATTGCCCGTTCATAAATATCCGAAAACAAACTATTAAGATCAGTAGATTTAGTGATAGCCATTTTAAATTACCTTCATTTAGAAATAAGAGTAGCAGCTTTTAAACCACCACCAGAGAAAAAGTTACTTTTTGATGTTTTGTGTAGTGAGAAGTTTTTTTCACCTTCTGTTAGAGTTACAGACGGAATAACAGGAGTAATAACAACTTTTTTAACAAGACTAGGATGCTTTTCAATCACTGCGTGCAGTAGCTCTTTTAGATTTGTTGGTTTATCTTCAACAAAAATGAGTTTGTCTTTATCCAACAATTTCAAAGCTAATTCAGGATCAAGATTTAAGTTCATAGCGGTTGAATCAAGTAGACTAGAAAAAGCTGTATCAAGATATTGTTTCTTGACAGTGTCTTTTTCTGCTGTTAGTGCCTCTACTTGAGCGGTCAAAGTTGTTACTGTATCCTGCAAACTCTTATAGTCTTTAAATTGTGCTTTAACTTCTTTTACACGTTTTATTACAATTTTGTTTACCTGATCTTGAGTAAAAGTACCATTACCTTCAATTTCGGTAGAAGTATCACCTGTATTTGTGGTTTCTGACTCAGTTTCAGTAGTTTCGAGTTCCATGTTATCCATTCTCCTTCATGCACAATCTAGCAAACTCAACGAACATGTTTGGATAAAGCATCTTTACTATTTGTCCATTGTGGGTTTGAGGTTGTGGAACACCCACTTGCCAAAGGTCTAATATCCCATGTAGTAAGTGCGTTTTACCTTTACAGTAAGGTACTAAAGTCTTACGTAGCAGAGGATATGTCATTAGTATAGGTCGTTTGTCTATTGAGGTAAAAACTGTTTGTTCTGTAATTGCGTCCATTGCAAACCTTTGTATAAATCTAAATCAATGATGGCTGTCTGTCGATGCTTGGTTACGACCAATTGATTTGAGTTGGGGTAGTATTCTGCAATAAAATCCCCTGTGTTAGGGTGGACTAATCTAAAACACTGATCCTGTTCATTCCATTTACTTTCATGTAATTTTTCCATTAACTCCTCCACATTCAAAACTCTGAGTAGTATAAATATTGTTTTTTGGTCTCTGAAATCTTTGTTTTGGTTCTACACAAGCTGTTAATACAAGAATTAGTAGTACGACAAAAATAATTTTCATCTGCTATAATACCTCTCTGCTCTATCTCCTAAAATACCCAGCAAACTAGCCTCTTTTATCATTAATCCAAAAGTATCATTTTGGTATTCTTCTGATAAATCATCAAATCTGAATTCACCTGCTTTATAAGCAGTGTATTTAGCTTCACCCATTCTCTGTACTTGTTGGGTTTCTGGCAAACGATTAAACCAATCTTCACCTATCTCAATTTCTGGGTCAGTTAAGCCAAATTGTTTAGCGTTTTTAACCAGTGGAATTTGTGTACATCTGCCAGAATGATGATCGTTTAAACCTTCCTCTATTGAGTGTATTGAACCATGTTTATTTACACATGATAAGCATACCCGACCATCTAATGCGGCGTACCACCTCCAGCCCCCAATAATTTCTGAATTAGCTATGTAATTAGCTCTAGTCGCTTCTCTATAGGAATATAACTGCGTAGTTCTGACAGTATTGAGAGACCAAGTTAAAGGTTCACCCAATGTCTGGTTAATCAGAGCATTGATTTTTCTAGGGTTATACCCAAGTGCAATACCTTCTAAGAGTTTGTTGACAAAGTTTTCAGTAGCAGACGAACCAAGTGTAGAGGTAAGGTTTGTGTGAAGTTGTGAATCTGGTTGAAGGAAACCTAGTAAAGTTTGGATTGCCTCTGTAGATAATTTGTCCCATGTAGCATTAAAAGCTTTTGTTAGGTCAGGTTTATCTTGAAAGTTAACAGCCGTCAATAATTGACTATGGTTACTTGCCAGATCAATAGATTTGTTAGCAGCTAGTGTGTTATGTGTATCGACGAAACCACCAAATTTTGTCACTTCATCTTGTAGTTGGTTTAATAAGCTAGGCCAAACAGCTAAGTTTTTAATATTATTAGGAGTCAATGTGCCTTGAGCTTCTAAAGCTTCAATCTGTGACATTAATCCTGACAGCTTATCTTCTAGTCTATTAGTGACTAGTTTGTAAGCTCCAAGCATTTGATTAGTCGAATTTGTCTCATGCCTTAGTAATTCATTCTTGAATCTATTAGCTGTTTCAATTACTGTTGGCATAATTTAGTGCTGACATTCCAGTGTATTTTTATACGGTTAGAAGAAATAATTTCAAGGTTAAGTAATTACAACTATTTGATACATTTGTACCTTGAGAATATTTTAAGAGGAAATTAGAGGTGTTTTTTAAGCTAAGAAATCAACCTTGCCCATTTCTAAACGCAGTAATCAAGGCTTCTCCGAGTGTTCCTTGATTAGCTTGCTCTTTTTGCATATATTCAAGCTCTTGATCAAAGTCATACCCACGTTTGATTGCTAAAGTTCTCTTTGAGACTAAACCAGAGGCTAATTCAAATTGATCTGAGGTAGTCTCACTTTGCTTATCAGTAGGTAGAGCATTAGGCCATAGAAGTTGCGTTTGGTTGTCTTCTCCAAAACCTGATAACTCCAACAAGCGCCTATTAAGCTCTATTAAGCCCTTACCGTAAAAATTTCTCTTAGTTCCTGTTTTAAGAATTAGGTCATTAAACAAAACTTCTAACGCAAAGCCACTTTGGGCACCAATGGCTAAACGATCCGGGTCTGATTCAGGAACATTAGTTACCTCACTAAACATTGTTCTGAGAAATTTTAGGTACTCTTGTGGACTAGACAAATCTCTAGCCAACTCAAGCGCCTCTAGTTTAGCTGATTCAGAGGTAGAAGTAATTATCTTACTTGAATCTACTGTCAAAGCAGATGAACCAAATCCATAACCCCATATAACCGGATGGGCAAATATCCGAATAATTCTGTTTAGATTTGATGCGACTAAATTAATCGTGTCATTAATTTCTGCATCAATTAAGTCGCTAGCACCATAGAACGAATTTGGATTGGGAAGATTTTTACCTGATACAATGAAAGGCCATTCAAAAGGCCAGATGACAGGTTTTTCTACATATTCCCAACGTGCTTTGGTATACTTCTCTTTTGAGTAATCCCATGTGCCATTACCTAAGTTTTTATGAAGGATTCTAAAGAGTTCATCTTTAACCATAAATCGTAAATCATATTCTAAAGCTTCATCTTGATCATTTGGGTCAGGAGTAACAAATACCCAAGTAGGGTCAAGATTCTTCACTCTTGTACCTTTTTGGTTTGATACAATTTGTATATAATAATTCCCTGTTACACCTCCATTGATACCAAGTTCGCTTAGAAAAGCATTTTGTGTTTCCTGATTACCCCAAATTTGACTAAGAACTTTTTCTTCTGTAACAGCATTTTTTTTACTTAGTTGCCAATTCAATCCCTTGCCAAATAAAAAATAGTTACCTTTATGCACAATTTTTCTACTCAAGGCAAGTTGAACATTATCATTAATGGTATTGCCATTGGGTAGGAGTTTTGGTAGTAACCATTTCTTAAAGTCTCCTCGATAATACGACCAAAGCATCTGAATATGCTTTAATTGATGACGTTGACTCTCTGTCAGAGTTTGTAAATGTGCATAATCGTTTAGATGCATTTATTGAATCATTCCTGAAGGTGCAAAAGCATCTCCTAAAAAGTAGGATAAAGTTTCTTTACCAAAAGTCTTCATCTGATATATGTGTCTCTGTTTGTTTAACTAGCAGGAAATAAAAGCCCCAAACTAAAGCATCCATACGATCAGGGGATAGCTTGTCACCCTGTAAAAAGGTACACATTGAGTCTTCTAACTCTGGAAAAACTCCAACATGACTAATTCGATGCTGTTCATACAAAGCAGCCACAGGTTCAGCCCGAGTGAACTTACCTTTAGAAGCATGAACTTTTTTACAGGGTATGAAAGATTTACCCAGAGACTTAGCTACTTGTTGAATATTGTTTGTAACTAGATCTCCACCCTGATTGACCTCTGCAATGATGTAAGAAGCTTTATACTTTTCATACAATTTAATCGCTTCAGTCGCCCACTCATTAGGATGATAAATCCCAGAGGCATCCTCTAACACAAATCCATGATCAAGCTCATCGATTCCACTAACAATGATACCAGTTTCATTAGAATCCTCGTCTGCTGTGATAGCTGGATCAATCGCAATAACAATTTGTTTTAGTATGGGAGCTTTGGATACTCTATTTTGGTCAAGATTTTGGTAAGTCCACAAAGCGCCAGGTGTATCCATTAGAATTTCACCCTCGAGCTCCTGTCTCCCTAATCGTGTACCCGAATATTTTTTGTAAATGTAGTCAATGAAGGGAGAGGCTAAATTACTTCTGTTTTCGAGAGTAGAACCAACAGTTTTTTTAACTAGAGGATCAGCCCACAACTCTTTAATTAGTTTTAATGGTCTAGGGGTGGTAGTGATAATTACCTTTGGAGTATTCCCAACTCTCAAAGAAAAATTCAAGTTATCCCAAACTTCATTTGGATACTGATACTTTGCCAGTTCATCTATCCAAGCAGAATTGCCGTTAAAACCTCGGAGTTGATCAGGATTATCAGCAGAAAAAGCGACAGCAATTACACCATTAGGAAATACTAACCTACGTTTAGAGGGTTGATAATCAGGAGTAAACCATTTTGGAGATTGCTTTACAATGGAGGATTCACCAAGTTCAATCATATAATCACGAACATCAGCAGCGTTAGCACCAATCAACGCTATTGGGTAATTTTGAGTTTGTGCTTGATTAATGACAAAATTACTACCGACAAAACTCTTGCCAAAGCCTCTACCTGAAAGAAGCAACCAAGTACGCCAGTCGCCTTTTGGAAATAACTGTTTTGGTCTTGCTTTAAATTCGTAAGATTCAAGTAATCTTGCTACTTCTTCCTCTGTAAAATTAATGAGGTAGTCATTACGATCCTTAGCAGACAACAGAGCTAGTTTTTCTAGCCTACTGAAGTCATTTGACATTTACACCACTAGAAGCAAATTTATCGTCCAAATCTTGTAGTTTTTTGGTTAATTGATCTTTGGCGGATATTTCTTGCCCAATGTTAATAGTAATTTGCTGTGTATCGTTGAATAAAGTTTGAATTTTAGCTAAGTTATTTAATGCAGTATCCTTATCCATCAACACTACTTCTGTGCCAAATTTAGTCTGCTTTACACCTTTGACCATCCAACCATAACCATTTTCTATCAACTGATCCAATTGCAGAATGTCACCTATAAAGTATTGACCTAAGTCGAACTCGACGATCTTTATAATTCGTTGTAGTGTTTCCTCTTTAGCAGGTATATACGCTTTTAATAGCTCATAAATTGCCGCTTTTACCTCTGTTTGATTAGCGAGTTTGCAACCTTCAGTCCTAGCAGTTTCGATCATGACATGAGGAAAAGCCGCTTTATAAGCTCTACCCTGATGCAGGCACTCTATATAGGTTCTTACAAATCTTTGATGTTTTTCAGACAGGGCGTCAACTAGCATTATAGTTTTCCATCTTTGTAAATAAACTTTGGGAAATCTTCAACAGGAAGTTGTAACCTTGATCTCTCAAAAGCTTCTGTATAAGTGAATTTTTTGTTGAGATAAAAATAGAAGTTCCTAGAAAAAACGACACAAGTAGTGTCTTTTACATCCCCAATCATGCTAATCACAAAAATTTTTGAAGCTGCGATTACTTCCTGATCGATATAAGAATTGCAATAAAGTAATAAAGCACAATCCAAACCTTTAGTTTGTTTTAAGGCAGTAGAAAGCCAGGAAATCGGTATACTCGCATTACCTAGTCGAAAAGCACCATTCAATCCATGACTAGACAACTCAAATACTGTAACGTCTTTTTCGAGTTCTGCTAAGAGTGACTGTTGGGATACAGCTTGATAACTGAGAAGATTGTAACTAATATCAGTGGAATAAAGAGACTTTTCAATTTCTTGCATATCCAAATCGTGTCCTGCTACTACAGACAAAATTTTCATACGCTTTAAGGATTGCCTAGAATTATCAAACGGAAGGAGTTTTCTTAGTCTAACTTGTTCATTATTAATATAGACTAAGAAAACTAAAATGAGGAAAATTAGGAAAAAATTTACATAGGTTATTTCCAACAAGCACCAAACTTAAGAAACTAGAAACAGCAATGTTAGGATCAGATTTGTTGAATTTTGTATTTGGTTACTGGAGTTTCGTAGTAGGGTATCGAAATTCCTGCAAGGATTTTTTCTACTCTTTTGAAAGAGTATTCATTTATCTTTGCACAATGATTACAAATTTTGTTATGTTCGTAACCTGCATATCTTTCAATTGTAAAATTGAATCTATGAAAAGAAAAAATACCCTTAAGATATCCACATTGGTAACAATATTCTTGGTTCATTAGTCTTTCTCTATATGTTAATTATACACGAGATATCGATGCTTGTCAATATGTTTCTTTTTGAAAAAAGTCTACTTAAAAAAGTAGACTTTTATACCAGTATTCAACCTTAATTCAAACTAAACAAATCCCATACTGCTTTTTCATTACCTGTCGTATTGGGTAACAGACAATCAATCATCTGCTGATACAACGTTGACCAATGCTTAGGATTATAGTAATTCCCGAAACACCAATCGACAAACCAATCCTCTGCTTGACAATATTCATAATATGGAATTAAAACTAACTTTGCATTGGTAATTATTTGGTCATCAAATAAATCTTGTAGACTCTCTGCTAAATGACCGTGATCTGTTGCATTTTTTAAAAATTCTATTTGATTTTTTCCCTCTTTACCTTTACTCAACAACCGAGGTATGTTATCAGCTATATCTCCTAAAAGCATTTGATAAAGAGCAAAATTATCTCTAGCCAACTCTTGCAAATACACTGGTAACTTTTCGATAGCTGCATTCTTTCCATAGGGTTGCAGGTTATGGTACAAAACAGTACCCACATTAGGAAGTTGAAAAAAATCCTTATCCACCCCTACAATGAGATGATCAGGATTAAACAAGCCCCAACAAGCTACCAAATCGTCTGCTTCCAAACCTTCTATACTACAAAGTGGTAGTTGTTTCTCCTCATTGATCCGGTCTCTCAAAGCCCATACATCTTGTAAAATTTCAGATTTACCAGTGTTTCTCCCCTTTTTATAATCGGGGTAAACCTCTTTTCGTTTAGGTGTATTATCTATAGCAAAGATAGAAACTTTTTCTCCGTGGGTACGCTGCCATTGATCAAAGTTTCCAAAGGACATTTTAAAAGTTAAATAACCGCCGTCTACACATAATCTCATTATAAAAGCTCCTTATAAAAGCTCCTTATAAGCAATCTCAAACTATTCTTTATTGCTTTCTACTTGGTTTGGTTCATTTGTCATTGGTGGTACTTCTATTCCAGACATAACACACACTCCATATATAAGTACAGTTGCTAATAAAGATAAATTAACACCCAGGATACAGAGAAACCATAAATGTATTGACATAATTTAATTTCTTAATGGTTGGGTAATATACCCCAGCTTAGAAAAGTAAAAACTAAATTTTTTGTTTTCTGAACCGAAGTAAGTTATCACCGATCCCTTTGTCACTCCCTTTTTTAATGTCCCATCGGGTAAGTAAAAATTTGTTCTTGGAGCCAACCAACATTGTACATAATTAAAGAGCGGTTGAAACCAGTTTTCTGAAGTTGCTGCATAAGTAAGACAGCAGGCTTGTTCAATGCGGTCTAGATGATATCCCAAGTGTAATTTTCTGATCCATAAAGGATTATTTTCTCTAGAGAAGGGGTGGTTTAACCAAATATTACCGTACCAAGTTTTTTCTAAACCTTCTGATGAGTAATACGCCAATGCTTTTACTCTCTGATTAGCGGTTTCACTACTTGCCGGATCAAGGTCAATACTACCCATCGTTGATCTAGCTGCCTCTATTATCGAAGAGGGAGTATAATACTCATATTTATTTGATGTTTGGTTAATTAATTGTGAATTATTCATTTACACCCTCTAGCGAACTAATTTTGGTAGAACCGTCACTAGGAAACTTTTCATTTTTGACATATAACCAACTTTTACCCCACTCCAAAGACCCGCTTACAGGTAACACGTTTGTTAAACCTAGTTTACCTAAAGGGGTCTTTAACACGTCTTTAAAAGCTTGTTTCAGTAATTCTATAATTTTGTCTAATTCTGATTTATGAATATCAAGCAATAGTTCATCATGAACTGGAAACATGACCTTAGACTTTAGCTTATTCTTTCTGATCAACCCAGAGAGTCTAACGACGATGTAAAGCATTACATCACTAGCCACGGATTGAACTGCTGTGTTGACTCCAATTCTACGTTTTTGATCCCATCTCAACTCCCTTAGACTCCGTTCTCTACCAAAATAAGTTTGACTGTATGATGTTTGTACAGCTAGTTCTTTTTCACCTTCAATCCAGTTAGTAAGACCAATAAATTCTTTTTTATACCAAGCTTGAATGGTCTGTACTACGGAGGTATCTACCTTGATTCTCCAGGCTATCCCCTTCGCTGATCCTCCATATAACACACCTCCAAAATTTACCGTTTTAGCTGCAAATCTTTGAGCTTTAGTAACTTCTTTCTCTGTTATGCCGAAGGATTTACTCGCTACGAGTTTATGAAAGTCATTAGACAATAAAGCTTGAGCGTAAATTTGATCATTTGCCAGCAAGGCAGCTATTCTTAATTCTGCCTGATCTAGATCGATTGACCCAATAAATCCTTCACTTTCAAATCTTGATCTAAAAATATCTTTGAATAAACTTCTATTTGGTATCTGTTGGACATTAGGATTGTTACAGGAAAGCCTGCCTGTCTCTGTACCTGATAATCGAATATCAGGTCTAATCATGAAATTCTGTAACTCACAATAAGGCTTGATAAACTTTTGATAAATAGTAACTTCCTTTTGATACTCTAAATATTTTGATACTACTGGTAGGTTATTAAAATTCTCAAGAGTTTTTTGATCTACTTTCCAATCCCCTCTTTCAGTTTTATCTACCAAAGGAACCCCTTGCGCTATTAAGTAGTCTGCCAATTCCCTGTTACTGTCTACATTAAATTCATACTTTGGAGTATCATACTGTTTGTACGTGTCTCTAATCTCAAACAGTCTGGTTTTATCAAGAGCTATACCATTTACCTTTACTTCTGAGAAAGTCTTCACGGCTTGACAAACCAATTGACCGGAGAAGGTATCTAATTTGTGTTTGAATTTTTCATATAAAAGCTCCGTAGCTAAAAGATCTTCCAACAAATAATTTTCATCCGCATTCATAGTATTACGTCTACCCTTAAAATTTCCATACATCATTGACAGATGTTTAAGGCTTAGTCGTCTTTCCCCTGCTACGTGAGCTAACAGCAGCGTGTCGACTGTATTTATATTTGGAACAAACGTCGATCCAGATGCATACATCAACCAAGAAAGATCAAAGATTAGATTATGCCCAATAATTGTTTTTCCTTCTAAATAAATTAACAAGTTTTTTATCTGGGTTACGGTTGGATTAGAGATACACTGGTGGTGCATACTTGCTAAAGGCTTTATACCAATCATTGTGATGCTATTACCTTCAAAATCTAACCCTGTAGTCTCTATATCTAAAATACAAGTGTGAGTAACTATTACACTTTCTTGTTTTTGATATTTGACAACAGGGTCAACGAAAGCATCGTAATTCAACCAGCGTTCGTAGTCACGTTTCTGACTCGCTTTTTCAAGAGGTACAAGAGTAAAGGCATATTGGCTAGTCCGATTAACCAGTTTTAACCCCTCTAGCTCTAGCGACGATTCAGTCTCTTGTTTATACTTCTTTGAAAGTTTTGTTTTTAGTTTTTTTATTTTCTCTGCATAAAGATGGGCTTGTTCATCAAATGCAGAGTTGTAATAAACATCAAAATAGATTCCATGATCATTAAACCCGTAATCTTCTTTGAAAAGTTTAGATACTTCTGAATCAAGGCATAAAACTAGTAGATTAGTCAAATCTAGCTTAAATAGTCTTTCCCGCAATACTCCTACAGAGATTTTTTCTTCTGGTAGAAGAAGACTGATCATTTCATACGTTGGGTGTTTAGACTTTGGATAAATGCTTAAAATCAATTTTTCCATTTTCTACCTCTTTACTCAAACATATCTCCCAATTTATCATCTACCAGAGTTAAATTAGCATAATCATATTTGGTCATGGATTGACCAAGCTGACCAAATCGGTTTTTTCCTGTTTTAACCAAAACAGTGTCTAAAATTCTGCCTAGATACAAAATTATATCTGTGTATCTTGCCTTAGCTGCCGAGTCCGATAAACTGTAAACTCCTAAATCCTCCCAACCAATCCCCTGCTTAGTTTGTGATGTTACAATTATCGCTCTCGATTCCATCTTCATTGAAACTAAATCTTGATAGACTTTTTCAAAATATTGTATGGGGTCTACTCCTGATGTTTTTACCTCTGGAGAGTCATAAATAATAATTCTGTTTTGATCTGGCTCTTTTTTAACCCGTTCCAAAATAGATTCTGATGAGTAGTTGCCACAGAAGATCTTACTACCAGGAACTATATTTTTAGGTCTGATTTGGCTTATGCGTGAATAAATTATTTTAGCTGGAATCTCTGTTTGAAAATACCAAACCGGAAAATTCTTTACCAATTCTCCCATCAGACTAAGAATTAAACTGGTTTTCCCCGATCCAGGTGTACCTGCTACAGTTATAATTGATTGATAAAAACCTCCAATCGCTTGATCAAACGGAGCAAATCCGGAATTGAATTTTTCTATCATCCCTCCACCCACTACTTCTTCTAAGTAGACTTCTTCATTCTCAGTAAAAAGTCCAGTTGCCAGCGAACCTACATAATCCCAAAATTTCTTTCGATCATCAAAGGTTTTCAATTCTGGTGAAAGCACCTTATCCAAACACTGTCTGATCTCGTCTACTGATCCTTCACCATAAATTTCCCCTTTACGATATGCCGCTGACAACAGAGGAGACCAAAGAACCCGGGGCTTACTTAAGTTTTCTGCAAATGGCAATTTATATTTTAGCCATGTTGGTAACTCTAATTTCATGCTTTCTAGTAGAAAAACCAGTCTACTGTAGACGTCGTCTACTGCTGTAGCAACGTCAGAAGCAATGCTTATATCATCTAGAGAAAAGAGAGATTCAGTCATCATTATCGATCCTTTTGCATAGTGCCTAACAGAGCGAGTAAATAGGCGTCTAGTTCATGCTCAGTATATTTTTCCAACCATTCAAGATTAAACTGTAGTTGGTGAATTGTTTTTTTAGAGACCTTCTTTGAATAGCCTAAGAATTCCCTTAATTCAGAAGGTGTAACAAATACTGTGTTCCGTGCTGAATTTTGGATACAACCTGCTAAAAAATATTTAACTGCTACATGTTTTCGTCTATTTGGTAAAAAACATTCTGCAAAAGAAAAATCTACAACTACATCATGTTCATAGGTCAATATGCTAAGTGACTTTGCAAAAGCAAGAATTGTTTTTTTCTCTAAATCTTTCATACCAACTGTTGCAAATTTACAATCCTCGTCTTTCTGCATCCAACAAATACCACAGTTAGTGGTTGCTAAATCAATTCCTATCATTTTATACCCCACTCTTTTAAGGCTTCTTTTAAAGAAGTCACTAAGGATAAAATAAAAGGAGGTTTTTACACCTCCTTTTGAGTTGAGCTAGATACTATTCCCAGGGAGTAGATGCTTCAGTTTTTACTCCATCCTTTTTTTTGTCAATATTTTCTCGCATTGAAGTATGCGCCTGTAATAGTTCATCCCAAGTTGGGGCTTTGCTGCCAGTTTCCCATAACTCATCAGGCATTCTCACAATTTTAGGCTTAAAAGTGATCAGGGTTTTTTCAGCTTTTTGAAGCTCAATTAAATTGAAATCTTGGGTGGCTACTTTGAATTCATCTTTAAAAGCCTTTACTAGTTGAGTTATGTACGTCGATGCTAGTGGGATACCAACAAATTGAGTTTTTGAATAATCGACTTTGCCGCTAGTAAAGTCAAACATCGCAAAACGTACAATATGTTGTTGAAATTTTTTACCATTAAAATCAGATTCTACAGAAATTGACAGTTTCGGCGTACCTTGAAATTCCATCGGAGGCAGCATTGCTAGAGCTAAAGTTTGTCCCTTTTTTACGTAATATAAAACTGATTTTAGTTGGGTTTCTAATTCCAGATCTCCGAAAGCTGCTTCTAAGTTAAAAGTAGTCATGTTTGTTTGTTTAACCAATCCTTTATTATATTGAAACTGACTTTAGTACGATCTTGCTCTAAACACTCGTCAGGGTCTTTTGAGTTGGGTATATGTTCCACTACTATTTTTTTGAAGTACCAAAAGGGTTTAAGCCACAGGATCAATTTTTGCTTATCTTGCCAAACGTCGCCATCTGGACAAAGAATCAAATTGAACCATTTTAATTGTTTAGCTTGAAACTCATTTGGGTATCCAAGAACGGCAATATCGTTGGGATAAATACAGTCGTACACCCCTTCTACTAATCTATACGTCTGTGAAAGATCAAGAAATTGTTCTCTGTAGCAGAGACCTTTCACTCCTTCAATTTTACTTCTCTTATCTGGGAGTCTGTAGCAATGTCCTACTAAACTCCCATCTGGGAGTTTGATTTGAAACACATCTCTACTGCCATCATAAAAGCGATTTTTGCATACAGAGAAGCGCTTACCAGTATTATTGTATTCAAATTTTACTAATTCTGTAGTAGTAGTAACCTTTGGAGTAATACCAGATAAAAGTGATGGGTCAATGTCTGATATTACTCCAAAAGCTTTACACCTAGCACACCAATACGTATCAGTTGAGTAGAGATAAAGAGTTTTACGATCCTGTGTAGTAGTAGCTCCTTTACAGTAAGGACACTTGATAGTTGCTAAGGGTTTCATTCCTCCCTCAAACATTCAATCTCAAACTCTATAAAATTCACTGCCTTATTTAAGTTCTGAACTCTTTCCTCTACAGAGTGATATTTACGTGCATATGGGTTTGCTACTCTCCAAAGATATTTAATAGCTAAACCTAGATTAGTGGGAAAATATCCGATAACTTTTTGGCATTCTATTTCTAACGATAAATCTAGATTAACTGTTTCAAGCAAAGTTTCTTCCTTTTTTGACAAATCATTCCTCCCTCAAACGTTCAACTCTTGAACATAATACTCCACGTACTCAAGAAACATGATGTATTCACGTAAGGATCGCAGATCCAGAGCTAAAACCGGATTTACAAAGTTTACGTACCATACGGTTTTACCTGTTGAATTGCCCGAACCAAGAAACGCTGAAAAACCAAACACTGAAACCTCTTGCATTTTAATAATCCTTAATCAAAAGAGTTGATCTTGTACGAACTACAGCTTCGCAGAGTTCTAAGAAATTTTTAGGTAACAAATTACTTTTTGCCACATTACAACTAAGGTCAACCCAAACTAGATTATCCAAATCAGCTAAACCCTCTGGAAAAATACTTGATGGTAGTATGTGATCTAATGAAAGGTTTATACCTGTAATCAACGGCCTTGCCGTGTAACAGCAAGTAAAATTTTGGTTTTTTAGTTTTTGATGAAGGAGATTGGCTATTCGTTTTTTCTCCTGTTTCTCAGTAACTTTTAATGTCTTTCTTACACAATCTTCGATCCAACAAGATAAACAATATCTTGAATTTGTTTCTCTTGTACTAGAGCAGCTATGACATTTTTTCGTTTCGTTCTTTTGTTTTAACTTTTTTGTGTTTTTCATTTTGAAGCTTTCTTTTTGTTTTGTCCGATGAAATTAGTATACCAAAGAGTTTGGCTAATGTCAAGCACTAATTTTAACGAGTTTTACCAAAATCACTTACAAATATACGTCATGCCTTACGAAAGAATGACATACTTTTAATAAGTAAATTTCCAATATTAAAATTTTAGACTTTTGCTAAATTGGGTATTGACTTCTATAAAATTTCTGTTATATTAGAGAGGTACTAATAGAAATAGAGGTTTATCGATTTGACTTCTATTTTAAAGAGTGGTATAATACCATTATCAAATCAGCTTCTTTCATCTGAACAATGAAAGCTCTAGCGAGTCGGTTATTGAGGTAAGACCTCTACATTGTTATAGCTGTCGAGCAATGTAACTGGCTTCTGTCTAGACTTAATTATTGGAGTCAAACTCCAAATTCTTAAGTTTCGACAGCTACACATGACCCTTCTTGCACATGTCAAATGCAGGGTGCGTAATACCTAAGAATTTAAGAGGGTGTTACGTAATGATAGGTAACAGACATTATTTGTTATGTCTTGTTTAGCCTACTTAAAATAACTTTATCTACTAACTATATTTTTAATTAG